CATCGATGATGTCGAAGAATAAATGGGGCCATGGCCATGGAAAACCTGAAATTTCACCAGCCCGTAATCGTTACCTTCCTGCACCCGGATTCGAATGGCGTTGCAACCTCGTTGCCTGGAACCGTGCAGGGTCGTGCGCCGGATGGCCGGATTTATGTTTCTCATCCCGCAGATGTTATCCCATCTTTCCTTTGGCCCGCCGGCCGTAAGCCTGGCATCTGGCTATTACGCGTCTACCGGCCGGAGCAAATAAACAATCGCTATAAAGACTAACCTTGAACGGAAGACATTATGACGGATACAATCTTGCTCAGCACGATCACCCACTACGGCCGGACGAAATACATCGACCTGAAACTCAACAAAGTCTATTACGCCCGCGTTGCCTATGACATCCCGGCAACCACGCGCATTCTCAAGCGCCCCCACCGCACCGCCGCACAGTCCGATGCCTATTCCCGCCGTTTCGTCGCCCGCTGCCACCGCCTGGCCGCTCATAAAGTGCAAACCGATCCCACTCTTTGCCCATATTGCTTTACTCCGATGGCCCTGGTCGAAGATGAAGAAAATGGCGATCATTATGTCTGCACACAATGCGACATGGTAGATGACAGGTACTAATATGACCATCGTCATCCCTCGCACCTCCACTTTCGACGCCTGGCCCATCGAGCGCCAGAAGTATAACCTGCGTGGCCTCCGCTCCTACTTCGAAGGCGAACGCCTGTTCCTGGAAATCGAATCCCAGGACGGCGAAGAAATCCGCTTCGACGACGAAGTCGGCCTGCCAGAAGCGCCCGCCGGCGCCCCGCCGTCCAAAGCGTCCCCCGCTTCGAAGCTCGCCCAGCGCCTGGCCGAGATGCACCGCCAGGCCCTCGCCAACCCCGGCCAGCGCCAGACCTTCACCCTCCCCGGCGGCCTGCGCATCGACCTGGTCGCCGGCCTGGACGGTTACATCCGTATCCTCATCGCCCGCCAGGGCGTCTACCCCTCCGAAAGCGAGTGGCAAACCGTCCTGGCCCATTTCCCTTACCGCCCGCCCACCGGCGTCGCTGCCGAGCGTATCCAGCACCAGGGCTGGTTCGCCATGCGCGCCGGCTGGCCCAGCCCGGACGCCCAACCCGCCGCAGGAGCCTGACATGAGCCTGATAGAAATCTCCATCTACGGTTTTCTCGCCATCGTCGTCTTCGCCCTGGCCATCATCGTTACCAGGAGCGAAATCAACGATGCCATCAGCACCCTGCTCAGCGACCACCCCGACAAAGACACGGAGGAAAAATGACCGCTCACTTTTACCTCTTCTGCCCGCGCTGCGATCAGCAGCGTGGCTATCACCGCAAAGTGCATCACACCCGCCGTTACCGCGGTGTATTCGAGATCTACCGCTGTAAATCCTGCGGCCATGAACAGCAATATCTCAAGAAAGCTGGTTAACGTGGACGAATACGAACAGGAATTGATCGGCCCCTATCTGGATGAAATCAAGAGGTTGAAAGCCGAGCTTGCTATCTCTCGCCGCTGGTCTGCTCTCTGGAAGATGCGCGCCAAAAAGTCCTTCAATTGGCGGGATGCTCAGGTGAAAGGTTACTTTCGCTGGTCGGATCGCTATCCAGATGCGTTCGAAAAAGCTCTTGAAGAGGCCCATCGCCGCATCCTGGAGCGAAAGAATACGGGAGCCTGACATGCACAACCTTGCCCGGTCTCTGCTGATCTCGGCCCTGATCCTGATCGCCTTCAGCCTGCTGCTCAACGCCTGCGCCGGCGCCCTCCCGCCCGCCCAGGCGCAATCCGCCGGGTACACCGCCGCCCCCGCCGCCATCGCCAACGACGCCCTGGCCACCGCCAACGCCGCCCAGGCCCAGATCACCGCCCAGGCCGCCGCTGCCCAGGCCGCCATGTTCGCTACCAACGCCGCCGCCGAACAGGATCGCATCCATGCCAGCCAGACCGCCCAGGCTGCCGCCCTGGATGCCACCCGCGCCACCGCCGCCTATCTGGATGCCCAGGCCACCACCACCCAGGCCGCCAACGCCACCGCCCAGTGGTACGAGGACGAGAAAAAGCGCATTGCCAACGAAAGCCTTGAAATCGAGCAGCAGAAAGTGCAATTGGAGTTGGATCGCCAGGCCGCACAGCAGACCGCCCAGGCTGCCATCGACGCCCGGACGCTGCAAGACCGCGTCCAGGCCATCCAGGACGAAATCCGCATCGAAACGACCTATAAGCGCATCAAAGGTTACACCTGGTTGTTCGTCGTTGCCCTCTTCGCCCTGATTCTGGCCTACGGTGCATACAAAGCCACCGATCTGGGTTTCTGGACCGTCTACCACGCCCAGGAAGAGCGCATCGCCCGCCTGCAGGCCGGTGCACAACTTGCCGGCCTGCTCTCCGAGGGCACCACCCTGACCGGCGCCGGTGGTCAGAAGATCCCCAACCCTGCCAATAGCCTGAAGGCGCAGGCCCTCGCCTGGGTCGACGAAAGCCTGGCCGATTCCGCCAAGCCGGATACCCACCTGCGCCCCGGCCAGTTGACCGGCCGCACCGGCCGCGAGAGCGACGAACTGCGCAAGGCGCTGGCGCAGGCCGGCCTGATCTACATCCGGGAGAGCGTGGGCACGTTTTCCCGCTTCAACGACCTGGTCGTGCTGCGCAAGGTGATCCTCACCCTCGCCGACGACCTCTCCCCTACCCCACAGGCGAAGGCCACATGATGGAATGGAATGGCCGTTCGGAACGGAATGGAACGGCGGAATGGATGGAACACATGCAACGCATCGGAACAACACGTCAAAAGCTCTTGAACCTGGTCTTATTCGGCCAGCCGCTCGTCTACGGCTGGAACACCGCCCTGGGCAATTTCGTCTTGCTCGCCTACGCCGCCGCCCGGGTCCTGCTCGGCCTGGTCGTTCTGATTGCCGGAATAGCAATCCTGTGGAGATTGAGAAAATGAACCCCCGCATTATCCCCTACCTCCAGGCTGCCATCCACGCTCTGGAAACCGCCTCCGCCAGCCTGAGCAACGCCGAACAGGTCACCCGCCAGATTGGAGAAGATGAGAAATTCATCCACTTCGCCGTGGTCATCGTCAGCAACCTGGTTAAGAAAATCAAGGAATTGATCCAATGAAAAACGCCAATGCTACCACCATCCTGCTCTGGATCGTCTACGTCGCCCTCCTCGCCGTCCTCTGGCCTCACACCGCCTGGGCCTTCAGCATGTTCGAGATCGCCGGCCTCTTCGGCGTAATCGTCGCCTGGACCGGCGCCTTCGCCTTCGAAGCCAGCATTGCCGCTCTGACCCATAAATTAGCGCGCCATATCGAAGCCACCCCGAAGCGCCTGCGCTCCTGGCCGAAATTCGGCTACCGCTACCTGAACGCCTATTCGCTCGGCCTGGTCGTCGCCCTCGGCGTCAGCGTACTGGCCAACATGGCCCACGCGGTAGAGTTCGGCCAGCCCCTGAAAATCTTCGGCGTCTACGGCATCGATCCTGCCGTCTATGCGGTCGCCTTCGGCGCTGTTCTGCCCCTGGTCAGCCTGCTCTTCGCCCGCGTCCTCTCCAACGTCGTCGAGGCCGAAAGCGAACCCGACCCCGCCATCGAGCAGGCGAACGCCGCCATCGCCGACCTGCGCCGCCAACTGAGAGACGCCGAACGTTTGCGCGCAAACGTCGAAGCCGAGCGCCACGCCGCCGAACAGCGCGCCGCCGCTGCCGAGGCCCGTTTCGCCGCCGCCGGCGATCTCCTCGCCGGCCTCTTCGCCGCCGAAAAGCGCCAGCGCATCCTCGCCGCACGCCAGCAGTGGCCGGAATTGCCGCTTTCGGCGATTGCCATCATCGCCGCGTGCAGCACGAGCTACGCGAGCGAGGTGTTAAGTGATTGATCTATATAAACGCTTACCCGACCCCGCGCACGCGTTGAGAGTCGCCGGATATGTTCCTTGGCGGCTTGAAATCAAGCAAGTCGATACGCGACAGCCGGAGAATGCGCTCGCAAACCGCGAAATGATAATCAGCGACTTTCGCCTGCACGTCCTGATCGGCGCGGATGGTAAGTTTATTGCTCTGGATTGTTGATTAACATAGGGGGCAATTCAGGCCCGCCGCGCTGCACGGCGGGCTTTTCTTACGTGTAGAACGTGGAAATGTCCACCGGCAGCGATACGAGCGATGCGTGCTCGTTCCCCTCGTAATACAGCGTAAAGTCGCCCGCCGATCCGCCCACCCGCTGCGCCTTGATCTTGCAGACCAGCTTATCTCCGTCAGCCAGGGTGACAGATAATCCTGCCGATCTGGACAACACGACGCGCTTGAGGCCCTCGGTGGATGTGAGCGTCGTGTACGCCGATGCCAGCAACTCCTCGTCGCCCACGCTCGGTTTCCTGTACCATTCTACGGTGATCTGGCAAAAGGACACCTCCGTTTCGCAGTATAGCACCTCTTTGGAGAACCCGCTGCTGATGTACGCAACGTCCAACGCCTGCGTTGCAAACCCGCCGACGTCGTAATCCGTGACGTTGTCGGTCAGCGTCACCGTGATCAATTGTTCTGCCACGTCCGGCGGCCGGCGCTTCAGGCTATAATAGCTGCCCTCCGCCTCGTCGTGCAGGTACACAGCGAAGAAGCTATCCCGGTCCTGCCAGGATAATTTATTCGATCCTGTCGTACTCTGCGCCAGCAGCAAAAATCCCGCCTCGCCCGGCGCCAGTTCCCCCGTCTCCGCCCCGCCGCCGTTGTTCACGCCGTGATAGATCGCCCCCACCGTCGTCAAATCCGTGATGTACTGCGGGTGATCGTTGTCGCTCAACCCTGCCAGGCCGCCATGATCGATCTGCGCCCCATCTCCTCCGGAATGGTCGTGACTGTCGCCATTGGTCACGCCTTTGGCGATCGGCGCATAGCGCGCATCCCCGCGCGTATCGTTATGGTACTGCGCATGGTCATCGTCCGCCAGCCCGGTCAGCGCCCCGTGGTCGGTTACCCCTGCGCCTGGAACGTGCGCCCGCGCTTCGAGCAATGCCAAACGCCGCTCGATGTTCTTCAGCCTTTTGATGATATCGTTCAAGATCGTGTTGATGGTATTGTTCATCCCTGCACCGCCATAGATACGTTGATGTTTTCTTCGCCGCTTTCGCTGACGCTGATCGAAACCCCCTCGATCTTCATCGTCAGCGCCGCTCCCGTGAACGGGTTGATTGCCGTCACCAGGTCCCCCAGGAAATAGTGTGCGCCATACGCGCACGCCGGCGTTTGCAGCACGTCGAAACTGAATTCTTGCCTGGCCCGGCTCTCCTCCAGGTACGCGTCGCCCCGCGCCTCCAGCCCTGCCGTCGTATCACAGTCCGTGGCGTTGACGAACATCTCGATGTCGTTGCCCGCCGCGTAATTCGTCCCCGTGCGCACCACGATTTCACGCTCGGCCTCCTCCCCCGGCCCGCCAGCGATAGCGACCGTCTTTTCGTCCACCCGGATGTGCCGGTACTGCGGGTTGCCCATATTCCCCAGCTCGATTGAGAATTTGACCGTCGCCGTGCGGTTTGTGCCCAGTTGCCCGGTATACCAGCGGAACTGCCACTCGTCCACGTCCGTCTTGACCAGGTCGAAGTCACCGCCCGCCAGCGGCGCCAGGTCCTGCAGCGTCTCCAGCAGGTTGGCTTTGGCGCAATACCAGTCCAGGCTGTTCCCGCCTGCCCCATCCGCCTCGACCAGCAGCCCGCTGATCGTCCCGGTGCGGATGCGCCCGTTCCCCGTCGTCGCATTCGCCCCGGCATTATAACTGACCAACGTCTTGGCGATGGTCTCCCCCGCCGTGGCGATGAACTCGGAAAGGTCTGCTGCTCCCGCCGCATAAGCCACGATCCGCCACGCCAGCATCGACATCAGCCCGGGAAGCGTCAGCGCCGCCGTGCTCGCTTCGCCGTAATAGAATTCTTCCTGCCTGGCTAACCCTACGAAGTCCCTGGCAAAATTTCCCCCTGCCGGCCGGCGGAACACCTCCACTTGCCATTTGTCGGCCAGCACGGCCAGCAGCGGGTGATCCCCGCGCAGCCCGATCTGCAGCAGCCCGGGAGCGTTGACCCGCCGCGTATAACTCAGGCTGGCGTAGTCCGTGACCACGAACTGCCGGGTTCCACTGGTGTCGTACACATTCAGATAATAATCCGCTGCCATTATTGTGGCCCGATCGCCAGCCAGTTGAACTCGACCACTGGCCCATTGATGTCTGTCGCCACCAACCGGCACTTAAACCCGGATGCGCTCACGTCAGAGAACCCCGGCATGACCTGGCACGAGTTGGTATGACTGCACGATACGATAATCAACGGCGCCGCCGAGAATGCGACCGGGAACGTGATCGTCACTGACCCGGAGAGCTGCCCGCTCGCTACCGATACCTGCCGCGCCCCGCCCTGCATCCGCACCGCCCCCGGCGTGTAATCGCTTGCCCCGGGCGTAATCCAGCTCGACGCGCTGCCCCCCTGCCGCCGGTAGAACTGCGGCACGCGGTCGCCGAGCTTGGTATCGTCCACCGCGTCGTCGGCAAACTGCGCCGTGATGATCGACACCAGCGCGCTGATCTGGTCCGCCCCGACCGCATCGTCGGCGATCTTATCCACCGTGATCGCGTCGTCGGCAATCCCTGCCGTCGCTATTTGACCGAACCCCAGCGCGCTCCCGCTGCGCCGCAACACCTGCCCGTCGCTGCTCGCCGTGATCGCCTCGCCGGCTCCACTGCTCCCGGCCGAGTTTCCCAGGACGGCCAGCCCGGCCAGCAGCAGGTGCTCCGCCCGCCAGCTATTCGAAAAGATCGTCCACGTCCGGGTATCGGTCAGCGTGATCGTTCCGCCCGTCGTGATCGTAAACGACGCCAGGCTGATCTCATAGGTCGTGCCCGGAGTCTGGGTCAGCGCCGGCAAGTCCGCCGTGCCGTCTGCGCTGAGCAGGATTGCCGCTCGCACCGTCTGCGCGCTATGGTTGGCGCGCAGGATCACCCGCCCGCCGGTGGTTCCTACGACCGGCGTCGTCACCGTCAAATTCAACGCCGCCGTATTTTCGTAGTACAGTCCATCCACCAGCGCCGCCCCCGCCGCCACGGCCAGCGGGCTGCTCGATCCGCTCACCGCCAGGTCGCTGCCCACCCCGCGCAGTACGCCAGAGCCACCGCGGGCGAAGATTTTCTGTATCCAGGCGGCGATCAAGCTTTTGCCGAACCCGGCCGTGGCGCCGTCTCCGACGTCGTTCGTATTCCAGAAGCGTGAGCTTTCTGCCATGTCCTACTCCGCTCCGGCCGCCAGCCACGTCACCGTAAATGATTGCTCGCCGCTGGTCCCCGGCCGGCGCACCTTGCAATCGAACCCGGAAGCCGTCACGTTATCGAAATAGACGGTATCCGATGTCGTGCTCAGGTTCAGGCTGACCAGCACCAACGGCGCGTAGGAAAACGCCGTCGGGAAAGTCACGGCGGTCGTGCCAACGGAGTTTCCGGTGGTGATCGTTACCGTGATCGCCCCGCCCTGCATCCGCACTGCCCCGGGGGTATAGCTGGTCGATCCCACCGTCGACCAGATCGACGCGTGCCCCCCCTGCCGCCGGTAGAACTGCGGCACCCGGTTGCCCGCCTTCGTATCGTCGACCGAATCGGCTGCGATCTGGCTCGTCCCGATTGCGTTGTCGGCGATCTGATCCTGCCCGACCGCATCGTCGGCGATCTTATCCACCGTGATCGCGTCGTCGGCAATCCCTGCCGTCGCTATTTGGCCGAACCCCAGCGTGCTTCCGCTGCGCCGCAACGCCTGCCCGTCGCTGCTCGCTGTGATCGCTGCCGCTGCCCCTTCCGAAGCCGCCGAGCGACCTACCACAGAGAGTCCGGCCAGCGCGTCCAGCATCGTCGCCTCGAAGATGCTGGCAAATTGGCAATATTCCCGCGCATCCGTCAGCGTGATCGTCCCCGCCTGCGTGATCGTAAACGTCGCCAGCGGTATCGACCACTCCGATCCAGCCGTCTGCACCAGCGCCGGGATTGCCGCGTTGCCGTCCGTGTTCATCTGCACGGTGGCGCGCACCGTCTGCGCTGTCCAGTCCGCCTTCAGATTCACCCGCCCCCCGGTGGTGCCCGTGATCGGCGTCGTCACCGTCAGGTTCAACGATGCCGGATTTTCGTAGAACAGGCCGTAGACGATCCCCGCTCCGGCCGCCACGGCCAGCGGGCTGCTCGACCCGCTCACCGCCAACTCGCTGCCCACCCCGCGCAGCACGCCCTGGTCTGCCTCTCCGTCCGGGATCAGCAGCCGGCGCAGGAAGTCGTAGAAATTGGTCGCCGTATACCCGGCTGCCGGCCCGTCCCCTGTGTCGTTGGTCGTCCAGAAACGTGAAACCTCTGTCATCGCTATACTCCTAGATAGCGGTTGTACCAGCGCAGGACGATGCTGGTGTTCTCTCCTGCGCTGGCGCCGCTCAAGTTCAGGTTATTTACCCCCGGCGCCAGGTGCCAGGTCGCCAGGTCGCTATCGGCGCTCAATTTGGCGATCTGGTTTACCCCGCCGTCGTCGATCACCGTTTTGTACCCGTAGCGCAGGTCGATGGTGTAATACTCGCCGTCTGCCAGCGTGTCGCCGTCGAAGTCGAGCGTCTCGCCGGTCGTCTCGTTGATGATCTTGGCGTCGGCGATGGGGCCGGTGATCACAATCTCCGGGTATTCCAGCCAGTCTCCATCGTAGTCCAGGGCAATGTCCGTATCCACCGACGTGCCGCCGAACGTCCAGGGCACGTCCATCGGGAAGGCAAATCCGCTGCCCCCGCCGCCGCCTACGATCCGCAGGCTTTGCCGCTCCGGGTCGTACCACGCCGGGTCAGGGCATTTCAGCCGGAAGGACAGCTTTTGTACCTGGTATAGCCTGGCGTCCTTTTTGGGAAAGTCTGGCCCATCCATCGCGTAACCATCGATTTGCCGGATTGTGCCGTCTGGTTGTGTAAATCGCAGCGAGACCGCCGCGTCGCTGGCCGGCGACAGGTAATACAGCAACTCCCGCCTCCGGGCGTAGAACGCCGCCCAGCTCGCCGCCCGGATCGCCAGTACCACCTGGATCAGCCGGGGATCGAGCCGGTATCCCCGGTCGCTCTCTCCGTGCTGCAGCGGCCCCCGCTCCGTGATCCGGTGCAAGGGCGGCATCCCGAACCCCTCCAGGTCCTGGATGGCGTAATTGACCAGGTCGCCGATGTTCAGGCTCTCCGTTCCGCGCAAGATTTCCACTGTTCCGCTGATCATCGTCTACGCCTCGCCATATAGCATCTGCAGCAGCCGGATGTCCGCCGCCACGTTCGCCGGCGACTGCCCCGGGTAGTTCGCCGTCAGATAGAAATTGTTGACCCGGCTCACCCCGGCCTGCGCTCCGGCCATGGCCATGGCCGGTTGTGCGTTGATGGCAAAATCAGGCGATCCGAACGCCGATTGCAATTGTTTCCCGCCCTGCTCCAGCGCTCGCCGTATGCTATCGATGTAAGACTGGCCGGCGTTTTCGCCGATGTCAGAAAAAACGCCCGACGGCGAGTGCATGAGCAGCGTATCTTTCACGGTCTTCACCATGTTGTTAAAGAACTCGGTAATCTGCTTCAGAAAATAGTCTTTGTTATCCTGGATGCCTTTCCAGATACCCCTCACGATGTCCCCCCCAATTTGTGGTATTTGCTCTGTCACCAGATCGTACAAAAATTTCACCAGGGTGCTGACGATCTTCCCCGCCGCAGTCCCCAACGCAGGCAGGTTATCCACGATCCCCTTCGCCAGCACCTTGATCACTTCCAGCGCCACCTCCGCCAGGATCGGCAGGATGATGATGATCGCATCCGCCAGCGCCTGGATCAACTCCGGCGCTTTCTCGATCAAAATCGGCAGCGCCTCCACCAGCCCGTTCGCCAGACCGATCAGCAACTTCCCGCCCGCCTCCACCAGCTCCGGCAGGTGCTCGATCAGCGTCTCCGTGATCGTCAGGATCGCCTGTGTAATTGCCGGGATCAGTTTGGGCAGCGCCTCCGAAAGTCCATTGACCAACGAGATAATCGCTTCGATCCCTGCTTCGACCAGCATGGGCAGGTTTTCGACCAGCGAATTGACCAGCGTCAATAAAATCTTTACCCCGGTCTCGATGATCATCGGCAGGTTATCGACGATGAACCCGATCAGCGTTTCCAGCAATTGGAACGCCGTATCCACCAGCATCGGCAACTGCGGCAGGATGCCCTCGATCAGTGCCGTCAGGATTTGTATGCCTGCCTCCATCAGTTTCGGCAGGCCATCCGTGATGAACTTTACCAGGCTTTCGACGATTTTCAGCACCACCGGGATCAGCGTCGGCAGCGCCTGGATGATCCCATCCGCCAGGCTTTGCAGCAATTGCAGGCCGGTATCGAGCAGCTTGGCCTTAGACTCCAACAGATTCTTGACGATCTTCAGGAATAGATCGCCCAATCCATCGGCAATTTTTCCGATGTCGCCGCCCGATCCGGTCAGGATTTGGAACAGTTCTTTGACGTATCCAACAACCTGCCCGATGGTGCTACCCAGGGCGCTATCCTTGAAGGTGGCGAAGATGCCACTCAACCCGCCAGCGTTATCTAACAATCCCGAAACATTTTCGCCCATCTGCGCCAGGAAATCGGCGATCTTCTGCGCGCCTTGCGTAACGGCAGGATTTGCCAGAATGTCATTAAGCGCCTGAAATAATTTCTGTGTCAGCGGCAACAAACCGGTGCCGATGGTCGTGCGCATGTTCTCCCACTGCGCCGCCAGGATGCGCTGTTGGTTTGCCAGGCCATCCGATGTCCTGGCAAAGTCCCCCTGGGCATCCTTCGTCTGCTCCACGATCAACCCGTAGGCCGCCATAATCTTTTGCTGCTGCGTTAACTCTGGAACTGTCCCTTCGGTTGCATCTGCTAATTTCTGCTGGGCGACTTCCATCGCCAATTGCGCCTTGCTGGCCTCGATAGAGTCCGCCCCGTATTTCTCGACTGTTTGGGTATACTTTCTGGCCGCTGCCTCAGCCCTCAATTGCGCCTGGGCGATCTTGGTGGTATCCCCCGTGGCCTGCACTAATCCCATGCTCAGCGCCTGCGCCTGGAGCGATGCCTCATTCATCAGCACGCCATATTTACGAATCGGCTCGCTCTCGCCGCGTAGCGCCGCTCCTATGGCTTCGATGGCTTCCTGTGGAGATGTGTTATAGAACGAAGCCAAGTCGCTGGAAAGCCAGCTCAAATCAGTCGAAAAATCATATAATTCTCGACCTGTCAGGCCGGCAGATTTGCCGAATATCCCAAATGCCGCCGCCGCATCTAATGCCTGTTGTTTGGATTGTCCCAGACTCCGGTCCGCCTCTGCTGCAAAATCCTTGATGTCTCCGGCTACATCGCCAAATATTACTCCAACCTTATTCGCCGTCTCTGCCAGGTCGCTCGCCGGCTGGATTGTGCTGGCCAGCAATCCCCCCACCGCCACGCCCACCGCTGCCCCCATCGCCGCCGCTCCAACCGCTACTTTGGCAAAATTCTTCACCGCGCTGACCGTGAACGACGCCACACCCTTCGCCGCGCTCGCCGCTTTCCCGGCCATGTCGCCCAGATGCCCGACCGTCGTCTTTAGCGCCCCCGTAAGTCCCTTGATTGCTCCGGTCAGGCTGCCGGTCTGTTTGTCCAGGTCGCCGGCGCTTTTCTCTGCCTTGTCCGACCCCGTCGCCATGTCCCCCAGGGCGTCTTCCGATTGGCGTAGCTCGCTCTCCATCTTGCCCAACGTCTCGACTTCTTTGTTGAGCTTGATCTGGAATTCCTGCGCCGCACGGCTGCTCTCACCATGCACTGCCACGACCTGCCGGTATTCGGCCTGCATGGCAGATACCTTTTGCTTTTGTACGTCGATCTGGCCGTTCAGCGCCCGCATGCGCGCTTCCAGACCGGTCGTAGATTGCGACCAGTTCCCCATGCTGGCGGTCGATGCCCTGAATTCGCTCTCCAGGACCCGAATTTGGCGGCTCATCTCCGATAAGCCGCGCTTGAATTCGGTATTGTCCAGCCCGTATTTTTGGCTGATAGGCGGTAAATCGCTCATAACCAGCTCACCTGGTCACAGTAAACGCGCTTTATGTTTACCTCCTGCCGTTCTTTTGGCTTATGTAAAATGAATGGCAGCAGGCTCTCGATGTCCGTCCGGTCGATGTCGAACAGCTTCCACTGGTAACGTTCTACCAGTATTCGTTCTAGTTCAATGTACCAATATTCATCCGGCGGCGTATCGTCTACTACGCCGCCGGCGTCGGAGGGTTTCCCTGCACGAACTGGCTGGCCCGGGCAATGATCGACTGGATCACCGTCATCATTTCGCCCACGTCCGCCCCGTTCGTCACCTCGTCCAGGCTGAACTGGTCGCCAAAGGCAGCCACCACCAGCGCCGCCATTTCGTCGACGGTCGTTTCGTCAATATCGCTGGTATTGACTAACTTTTGCATGCGGATCGCCTTTTTCAGGATTGCCCACGGGATGAAGCTGCGCGTGTAAGTCTTCTTCGGCTCGTTGGTTTCAGGATCGTAGATAGTAATCTCGATGGGTTTCATGGTTCACCTGGTCCCCTGGCAGGCCGTGACCTGCCAGGGGTAAAAGGAATGATCAGGCCGTGGTGAAATTGACCACCGCGTCCAGTGTATCGCCATAGATGTCGCTCACGCCGATCACGATGTCGTAATCGGTCGCAGCGTCCAAACTGCTCGTCGGGTTGATCGTCACCGTCTTGCGGTCGGCGGAGATCGTCTTCACCACCGCCGGGACGGTCTGGTCGCTGTGTTTCATCAGCACGCAGCCGTTTTCGGCCCCCGCCGCCAGCGTGTTGTTGAACACCAGCGTGATGTCGGCCGAGACCACGACTCCCGTTACTCCGTCCGCCGGCGTGCTGCTCGAAAGTGCCAGCGCGCTGGGCGAAGCCACGCTCGGCGTCTGCACCTGCGTGAACCAGCCCGTGCTGCTGAAGTTGGTCGTATCCTCGTCGCCCCACACGCGCTTTACCTTGGCGTTTTCCGAACCAACGTCGAAGGTATAAATGCTGCGCACCGCCGTAAAGGTAATCTCGGTCACCTGCGGCGCTGGTGTATCCGTCTTGGTCTGGTGCGGCTCTGCCGGCGGGCTGAATTTGCCCTTTACGAACCAGTAGTAACGGTAATTCCCGTTGCTCTTCTTGCTCCTGAACCCCAGGGCATAATCCGGCGGCATGCCGTCCGTGTCGTATACCCGCCCGGTGGTCGAGTCGAAGACCTTGCCCAGCACATCAGCCAGTGTCTCCGGCGGAATGCCGGTCACGGTCAGGGTGAGTGTCGTTTCGCCCTCGTTGACGAACACGTCATAGGGCGCATCGTCGGCATATTGCGTCTCCTGGTTTACCGACGGCTCAACGCCGACTTCGGCCAGCGGCGCAAAATAGACGGGCGTATCGGCCAGGTAGCCGTCCGCGTCGTCCTGCAGAATTGGAGCGACGTACAGCATGTCGACTCCAATGGTTGACTTATACTCATCAGCGTCAATTGCCATGTTCTAACTCTCCTCTAGATAGACGTAATCCAACGCCAGGCCGAAATGTTTCGTCTCCCGGCTGTAAGGTATTTGATATTTCGCAGCCCGGGCGAACCCGGCCGCCACCATTGCGCCATCGACGTCCGGCAGGCTGACCAGCCCTGTTCGGCTGTAAACGCTCACCTGCACTCTGTTTGCGCGCAAACGTTCCACGTCATCGGCATGTTGCGCCGGCGGCGCAGAGATCAGGCTGTAGACCAGATACAGGTCGGGTAAATCCGAACCCGTCGCCGGGATGTACACCTGATTGGCGTAAGGTACGCTCAGCGTGGCCAGTGCAGTTGCTGCAATCTCGAAGATCGTGCTCATTCCATGCCTGCCTTCAACTCGTCGAGCATCGCCTTGCGCGCCTTGCGCATGTCCTCGTCGATCGTCGGCCGGATGTAGGGCTGCGCCGCCATCGATGACGTGCCGTATTCCTGTGCCGTGCCATAGCGCGCTGTTTCGGCGTCCACCAGCGCCCGGTCATGTGGCAGGCCGACCTCGATGTATTGGTAGTTGCCCTCTACAACCGGCCCTTTCATCTGGATCTTCTCTTCCAGATTGTGCGTATCCTTCGGCGCACGCCGGCGCATCCCGCCCACCAGCACCTTCCCGCCCGCTTTTAGCGCCTGGCCAGAAAGCACATCGATGTCCTTGCCGCGTTTTGCCAGGTCTTCGAGCGCCTCCCGGATGCCCTTGTTGGTCAGTTTGACTTTTGCCATATTATGCCTCGGTGATCCGCCTGACTTTCAGTTCCATGTACTCGTGCCGCTCCCGGATGTCATCCACCGAGACGACCTCATACACGTCGCTGCCTTTCTGCACCAGGCAACTTTGATCCACCTGGCTGTTATAGCGGATCAGCACCGTTGCCGGCGCCACTGCATTCAGCGCCGCCGCATTCCACACTTCCGACCCGTGCACATTCTCCCACCGCGCCCACGCCATCCCGATCGTCGTCGTTCCGCTCGTCTGGAAGCCGCCGTCGCCGGTGGTCACAGTGCGCTTGAGCAGCGTGATTTGCGTGCGCAGGTCGCCGGGGTTGGTGGGTTTGTTGCCGATGATCACCGGTCACTCTCCTGGCGGCGTCAACAGGACGCGGAAGAACTTGTCTTCAAGGCTATCGGCGAGCTGCTCGATATAGCCGGTCTCGCTGATCGTGCTCTCGAAGCTGGCCGATTGATCGCCGCTCACACCGGAAACGCCGACCACCTCCGAGACCGCGTCGCCCTCGCTGGCCTGCGGCAGTGCAACGTATCCCGCAGACGATGCGCCCTCGAAAACGACGTACCGCTCGACCAACGCTTCAAGCTGGCCGAGCGTTGCCGCCAGGCCGTGATCGAGCGACGTGACGCCCTGCCCGACCTGGCCGGGATTTTCATACCACATTACCAGCAGGATGCGAGCGGCATTTTTAGCTCCGGCGTGGATCGTGCTGTCGGATGCCCAATCGTGGCCGGTTGCCGTGCGCAGATACTGGTCGATTCCCGGTAGCATTGCCAGCATCAGCGTATCGGTAGCGCTGCACCGTAGGACGGCGGCGGCTTCGGCGGCAGTCAGGACGTTAGCCATAGGATGCCCTTCAGAGGCGGGCAATCGCCCGCCTCTAAACGATTAGCCGAGCAGGATGGCGATGGCTTCGGCTTTGACTGCCTTGACGCCCCACGCCAGGCCAACTTCGTAGGCCACCCGGCGGTATTGCCGGTACATGGCGATCTGGAAGCTGATCCCGGTCTGCTCGTCGGTGATCACGGTCACGTCGTCGGCCGCGTCGCCGCCCTCCGGCATTGCCGGCACGCGCATCAGCAGGCTGATCGCCGAACGGCTGAATGCCAGGTTGGCTGCGTAGCTGTTGCCGATTGCCACCGGGTCGTTATTGACCCACGCCACTATGTTGCCGGGATTGGCCAGCACAATGTCGGTATCTACGCCGGTCGTTCCGGTCCCGCCGGTTTTGACAATGTACTTGTTCGTATCCCGGCCCGTCTTGGTGTTGGTCAGCACGTCGCCGGCTTTGATTTCTCCCAGGCCGGTATCCAGATGGATGGCGGTTTTTCCGGCCGCATACCCGGCAGTCAGGTCGACCAGGTAGCCGGACCCCGCGCCTTTGGTGTGTGACTTGACCTGCGCGCTCTCGCGCACGGCAAATCCATGCAGGTCGAGCAGCGTGCCGCGCCGCAGGAGATCGTCGCCGCCGGCCTCGTTGGCCTTGGTCAACTGCGCCAGCGTGCGCAGCGCTGCGCCTGCGGTGGTGTTGATCACCAGTTGCAGGTCGCCGGTCGGAGCGCCATTGTCCTCCAAAATCTTGAGCATTTGCGCCGGGTCGGCCAGGGTGGAGGCAAATGGAGCAGTCCCGGCCGTACCATAGGCCCGGCTGGCATAGATGTACAGCGCTGCCAGATCGGCCTCGACCTCGTTCACCAGGGTGCGCATTGCCTGCGCGAACTGATCAGCCAGCAATTTGTTATACATGCTGCCTAACCCCTTCTGCTCCTCGCCCTCCCAGTAGAAGGTCACCGAACGCGACTTGCTGATCGTCATGGTATCGCTACCATGAGTAGTTGCCGCCGGGTCTGGGCCAGTAGCCGCGGGAGTAATGTCACCGGCAGTCTCCACAGGAACAACCGGCCAGCGGATAGTCTGGTCTTTAGCGGCCATCTCGCCGCTGGCATCCATCATCACCGCCGGGATGAACCCGGTCAGCTCACGCAGGATAATATCCCGTGCGACATAGAGGGTAGGAATAAGATTGGTTAAAGTGTTGGACATGGTATTCTCCTCGGTCAGTCCTCGATAGTTCCGCCGGATTTCACGAACAACGCCCGGTCTACCAGGTTCAGGCGGTCGTATTCCTGGCGTTTGATCACCGTCGGCTGCACACCTTCGGTCTTGGTTTCGGTCGAAACGGGTACAAAGTTTTTGGCGATGTCGTTGGGCCGGTTGGCTTTCTGCATCGCTTCGTACAGGGCAATAGCCTCGGCGTGCTTGTTCTGTGCCTCGTCCAGCGCGGGGCGCATCTCAAGCGCCTTGGCCATGCTCTCGTCCGTCCCGGTAGTGAACAGGGCGTTCAGCTCGTTTGCGACGCGCTGCACCTCTGCTTCCGCCGCATTCACGGCGTCGAAATAGGGTTTCAGATCAAGCATGGTTACTCCTTTGCAAAATGGTATTGACTTGCTCACGCAGGCTCTGCGCCTCGCGCTTCATCTCATCCGTCAGGATGCTGGATACCACCTCAGGATGATCTACAGTAAACGCCTGTAACACGGCCTCCGGGACTCTCCCGTAACCGCGCAGGCAGTTTACAAAACCAACGTTTTGCGCCTTCTTCTGCCCGCCGGCGACAATCTCGTCGGCAAAGCCAAAATCGACCGCCTGGCGGGCGCTCATCCAGGTTTCCTCGGTCATCATGTGCGCCAGGCGTGTGGCGCCCAGCCCGGTGCGTGTCTCGTAGGCCAGGATCAACCCGTCTTTGATGTTGGCCAGTTCGTCGTGCAGTCTTCCTAGCGTCTCGATGTCGAGGTACGCCAGGAAAACGACCAGCGCTGGGTCGTGGATCATCATATAGGCGCTGTCGATCATCTGCACGTGCCTGGCCGCCGTGGTCACCGCCACCGCTGCGCTCGCTGCGATGCCGTCTACCCTGGCCGTAACCGCGCCCGGATAATCGCTCAGGATCGACCGCATCACGCTGGCTGCGATCACGTCCCCGCCTGGCGAATTGACCTTCATCAACACCGGCCCGCCCTTGCCGATGTTGTACAGGTCAGCCTTGAATTTCGCCGGCGTGATGTCGTCGTCATACCAGCTATATTCCGAGATAATCCCGTACAGTTCCAGTTCGGTCTCGCCGCTCTCGCTGCTCGCCGCGTCGATGAAGTTCCAGAACGGCTGGTAAGGTTCGGCGCTGCCTTCGAAGCAGCGCATCGGTTCACGGTTGTTGGGCATTCGTCTGTCCTCCAATCGGCAGGATATTCCCCGCCATGTAGTATTGGTCGCCTAGCGAATAGGCGCCCAGGTCTTCTTTCTCCCGCGCCTCGTTCGGCGTCATCATGCCGTTCTGGATGCGCACGGCCAGCGACTCGCCCCTGGCCTTGCTATCCATGCGCAGCAGCGACTCCCGAATGAACCGGAAATAAGTATTGACCTGTTCTCCCCTGGAAAGCCAGCGAATTCTGGCCGCCTCCTCCCAGGGCACCAGGTAGGCGTCGAGTGTGCCTTCCAGGTACTCGATGTATTTCTGCTCGTTCGAGTTGTAGGCTTCTTTGCCACGGTTGAGCATGTGCTCCGGCAGCCCGAAGAAATTGCAGATGTCCCGGTCGGTGAAATCGATGCTTTCCAGGAATTGCGCATCCCGGAGTTGAATTTCGATCGGTTCGAACTTCACGATCTTGCTGTCGAAAACCGCCAGCCGGTAGGCGTTCTCAGAGCCGCTCATCTGCTCCTCGTAAGCCTGGCGCACCTTCTTGCGCGCTTCGGCGCTCAGTTCTCCGGCCATCTGCACGTAAGCCGCCGGCATGAACCCGTTGGCGTACATCCGCCCCTGGGTGTTGCGCGCTGCGATCCTGGCCCCGAAGGTGTCCCGTGCAAACGTGATTACGCCCCGCCCGACGAACCCGGTCTCGTCCGGGTTGATCAATTGGTGCAGGATTTCCACCGATGGAATGTATTCAGCCCTGCCGCTGCTAAAAACGTGCTTGTACCATAGATTGCCGTCCAGGTCGAATACCGGAGTCGTGCGGTTGGCCGGCAGGATCAATAACTGCCGCGGCCCGCTCACCGGCGACCAGATGTAATTGTTGCCGTAGAACAGCAGCCATTCGATGCTCGCCTTCTTGAACTGGAACGGCGTCCAGCCCCACACGTTCGGCGATACCTGGAGCAGATAGGCCATGTTGCGTGTGATTGCATTCGGCTGTACCTGCTCGATGCTCCGGCCTGTCTTGCGGATGACCTGCAGGGGCATCTTTGCCACGTCGTCAGAGATGATGTTCTTCGCCCGGTAGGCCGTAGCGATGGATTTCGATCCATCCACAGATATACGTTCTCCGGACGCAGTCCGGTAGCCCCAGGACGGCTCATACTCTCCACGTGGCGCGGCCTGTGCATCCTCTTTGATCTGCGGTTTCCCGCTCAATAAGCTACTCAGCAACATCTTTCACCTTCCCGATCAACACCGCCAGGCCGATCAGCATCAGGCCGGCGACGATCCACGTCGCTACAACGCTCACCATCGACAGGCCATACAGGATGCAGGCGCAGCCGGCAAACAGAAAAATATCGTCAAGATAGCGCATAAACCGGTTCATATTTTCCAAACACATTAACTAATGGCCCAGACATTGCCCTGATTCGTTCCGGGTTCCGGCAGCGATTGCGCGCATCCTCGATCCACGGCTGCAGGTGGTGCGCTAGCGGGTAGTGGAATTGTGGCCGGTCCTCGTATTCGTGAAAGTAGGCTCGCTCACCCTGGTAGCAATCCATCCCGCACAGGATCACCGGGTCGCAGCCCAGCCAGCAGGCGAACCACGTCGCCGTGTTCGAGCTGTAGAACCCGGTCCATACCTCCACGTCGAACTCGACGTCCGAGTTTGGCTCCGGGCTGATCCTGGTCACGTCGCCGCGCAAGACTGCCTCCCGCAGTGGGGTTTCCTGGCCTTCGGGATGGTCGTTGTAGACCATAAAATCAGGCTTGCATAGGCGCTGAGCGTGATGATTGACCGCAATCAGCAGGCAACCTTCCGGAAGCTTTTTCATGTCGTCGGGCAGGCTTGGCCCGCCGCCGAGCACCGCAGCAGGTCGCCCCTTGTATCGGTCAAAATAACTGGACATCTTCTTTTTCATCACATCCCCCAATCGTCGTTCAAAATCTGCGCGCTGATGTCCACCGGCCCGTAGAACCTGGCCCTGGCCATCGCGTTCACCCACGCCGCCACCGGGTCGATCCGCTTCGTTCGCACAACGGATTTCCCCTTGTGCTCCTTCACGAACTTGATGTAGCCCTGCCCGTTCGTCGCAATCGCCGTATTCCCAAATGCCCACCGCGCCACCGGCGATGGCTCCAGACTGACTTTCCCGGCCAATAGCTTGCCGCTGATCGCCTTGACCTCACTCAACTCCTCCGCCCGGTAATTGCGCAGCAGAACCTCGATCTGGTTCATCGGATCGGTCAACGATAGATACGTCTGTGGGATGTCCACGCATACGACTCCCACCGCCTCCAGCCGTTGCAGCAGCATGGTGGCCATGGCCCGGTCGGAGCACAATTCGGCCACCCGGTACAGCTCGCAAAATTCCAGGATGCGCCTCTCGATCCTGGTGTAATCGATCACGTCCCCCGGAGTCGGCGTGATCCATCCCTCTGCTGCCCACTTATCGTATGGCACGTGATCGTTGCGCACCCGCTCCCGCATGTTCTCCTCCGGGATCCACGCTTCGAAGATCACTCGCCAGTCCGCCTGCCCGTCCTGCGGCGGGAAGACCGCCGTCAGCGCCGATAGGTCCGTCGTGCTGGACAGGTCCAGCCCCAGATAGCATGCTCGCCCGACCAGGTCGCCCCGTCCCCACGCGCCAATGTTGCGGTCGAACAGGTCGAGCGGCAGCCAGGTGGTCAATTTTGTCGTGATCCACTGGTTCAGGTCCAGCCAGCGGAATAAGCGTTCGTTGGCCGGCTTATTCTTCGCCGTATTTGCCGCCTCACGCATCGACTGTAACGATTTCGCCATCCCTAACGACGGGTTGGCCTGGAACCAGTTGGCCTCGTTGTAAATATCGTCACCGTCGTAGGAATAGATCACCACGTACCAGGTGGGATCGACCACTTCACCCGATAGCACCTTCAGCGCATATTCGTGTTGCTCCCAACAGATCGATACCCGGTCCGGGTCGTCGCCGGCCGTCGTGATGATCCACCAGATCGGCTGCGCCCGCGCCGCTCCCGCTTCGAAGGTCATCACGTCCCACAAATCACGGTTTGGCTGAGCGTGTAACTCATCGAAGATACAGGCGGAAGTTTTGAAACCGTGCTTCGTGAATGCCTCAGCGCTGAGCACTTCGTAAATAGACCCCGAAACCCGATCTGTGATCGTCTTCAGTGAATCGGTCACCTTTGCCCGTTTCTTCAACGCCGGCACCAGGTCGATCATCGACTTGGCCACCTTGTAAACGATCCTGGCCTGCATTTTATCCGCCGCGCAGCCGTAAATCTCACCGTTGCGCTCGCCATCGGCAAACAGGTGGTACAGCGCCGCCCCGGCTGCAAGCTCGCTTTTGCCATTTTTCTTCGGGATCTCCAGGTACACATAGCGATATTGCCGCGTGCCATCTTCGTGAACCGTGCCATATACGTCCCGGATGATTTGCTTCTGCCACGGTAACAGAGTAAACGGCTGGTTGTAGAATTGCCCGTCCGTGTGCCGTAACGACTCGAAGAAGCGCACTGCCCGCTGCGCCCGCGCTTCATCGAACATCGCGCCCGCCACCAGGATCAATAAGCAGACCAGCAAGAGCCATCGTTTCATTGGCCACCATTGGCGTAATAACTCGCCTCGTTCAGGATTTGCTCCATCTCGTCTGCCGGCGCTTCCTCCGCCTTCTTCTTCGCCAGCCGCGCCCGGGCGTTCGGAGAAAGCCCCAGCTTCTCCGCATACGACGAAATCAGCCGCGCCCACGCCTGCGCTTCTTTAATCATCTCGTCGACGTTCGGATTGCTCGCCTCGGCGTCGTGCAGATTCCGGCTGATCGCCTGGTAATGCGCCTGGGCATCGCAGTAGATCGCCAGCAGGTCGGTGTCCAAACTATCGAGCAAATCCACCTTACGCAACTTCCGCTTGAGCGTGGCCCAGATCTTCAGCGCGTCTTCGCCAAGCCAGGCTGGCGCCCGCAATACGACTCTCGCAGGATTTTTCATATTGCGCTCAGCGTCTGCCCGCGCCGCCCGCTCCTGGTTCGTCCAGTGTTTGCTGGTGTTTTCCAGCCGCTTAGGAGGCGTCGGCATGCTCGCCTCCGGTTTTTAAGGCTTCCATCGGGGACTTTTTTTCGCGCCGCAG